GTATCTCGGGGAATGGGTCCCGGAAGTGCTGAGCGGGAAACTGATTTCACTTTGCGGAATGCTGGTGATGATCATCCGGACCTGGTGCACGAGCCAGAAAATAGGGAAGGACGAAAGCCGATGAAGAAGACTCTCCTGATTGTGCTGGTTGCCCTGGCCTGCATCCACCCGTTCAACTGGTACAAGAGGATTTTCACTCGCGTCATGCTCGCAGGGATCGCCTACGCCACCCAAGTCAACTTCCAGTGGAACGCAAGCACCGGAGCGGTTTCCTGGTACAAGCTCTATCAGGGGACTGTCAGCGGGACCTATACGACGAACGTCACGATTGCAGGAACTGGAACCACCGGATCCATGGACCTCGACCCGTCAGCATCTCGATACGTCGCCGCGACGTCTTACGACGCCGGCTCCAGGGAGAGCGCTTTTTCCAACGAGATCCTCTGCCACCCGGTGCTTGTGTCGGCTTCTTCCGGAGGCTCCATCCTGCCGACAGGACGGGAAGCCGGTGGCGTTCACTGTGACGCCGGATCAAAACTCACGGATCAAGTCCGTTACGGTCAACGGGGTTGCCGTGACCAGTTACACGCTGGCAAGTGTCAAGGCGCGGTCCGTGGTTGTCGCGACGTTTGAGGCGATTCCACCTCATGGAGCTCCAACGATGCTTCAGCTCGCGCAGCAGATAGTGGCCACGCTCGATCGGATAGACTCAAGGCTTGCGACGATGGTGCAACCGAGACCTGAGGTCGGGGCGATGAGGCTCAAGTAATGGCTGCTGGAAGACCAAGGCTGCAACTCTGCGAGGAACAGGTTGTGATACTGGCGTCTCTTGGGTGCATCAACGAGGAGATTGCCGAACTGCTCAGGTGCAGCGCGGACACCCTGACTCGCAACTACCAGGAGAACCTGGACGAAGGCCGAGCGAAGATGAAGATGTCCTTGAGGCGCAAGCAGGTCCAGCAGGCATTGGCTGGAAACACCACAATGTTGATCTGGCTCGGCAAGCAGTACCTTGGGCAGCGCGACAAGACGGAGGTCTCAGGAGACGAGGCGGCTCCCTTGGGAATCCGATACTACCTTCCGGATGGAACGGAGAAGGAATCCATGCAAGCAAAGGATAAAAATTGAGTGACAATGTTTCGATTACAGCAGGATCCGGGACGAGCATCGCAACCGATGACGTGAGCGGGACCCATTACCAGGTGGTCAAGCAGGCGGTCGGGGTAGCAGACGACGCAACGCGGATCGGGCACAAGGAAGACGACGCGCACAACTCCGGAGACGGAGGCATCGTTGCCCTTGTGGTCAGAGACGACGCTTTGGCCGCGGGCGGCCTGGTCAGTACCGACGGAGACTATGCCCCGTTGCTCGTGGATGCCCAGGGCCGCCAGTGGGTCCGGCCGGCTCCGGTGCAGATGCGGATCCAGGTTACACCGACAATATCAACCTCGGCCTACACGTCCGGAGACTGCATCGGCGGTCTCATGACGTTTGCCAACGCCGCGCGGATCTCCGGCGGGTCCGGGATCATCCAAAGTATCCTGGTGCTCGATAAGACCCAGGCGCAGCGGGCGGCGATGGATCTTTTATTTTTCGACCGGAGCGTGACGGTTGCCGGCGACAACGCGGCCGTCGCGATGAGTGACGCGGACATGGCCTACTGCCTGGGCGTGGTCCCGATCGGTCCGTACAACACCGCGTGGCCGGGGACGCCCGCCAACTCGATTTCGACGCTCATCAACGTCGGGCTTCCGTTCGTTCTCAATGGGACGGATCTGTTCGTGCAGGCGGTTGTTCGGGCGACACCCACTTACGTGGCCTCGACGGACTTGGTGTTCACCCTTGGGATTTTGCAGGATTAAAGGAGCTTTGACAGATGGCTGAAATCACGGAAGCGGCTGCTCAAGAGTTTGTCCGGAACGAAGTCAAGGATTACGCCGACAAAGCCCTGGAGCTGTATTACCTGGGGAAGCGAATCTCCCAGCAGTGGTACGGGCGCAACATCGGGAGCATCGTCGGAGTGGAGTGGCCGTGCCCGATCGCGGACCAGAACCTGACCGGAAATGACGTGCTCAACGTGGTCAACCGGATCTCCGAGTACGTGGCAGATCTCGAGGCCGGAAGCAACGCGAAGCTCAACACCATCGTGCAGATGAGAGGGTAGTACCATGAGCATGGGGCTCCCCGCATATACAAGTGTTGGGACTGGGACACTGCAAGCCAATGCCTCGCTTGTAACTGCTATCGCGGCTGCTCCCAACGCGAGCACGCTCCCAGGAGACCTGGTGGTGATCGTGGTTTATGGTAACAGCTCTGCCGGTCCCATCTACATCGGAGATGCCGGGGACGGGTGGAAGGTCCTGGATCATGGATATGATGCCACGAATATAATTTTTATTGCTCTTTTGGCAGCTATCTCACCGCGATCCGGTGGTTCCGGGTGGGCTGGGTGTGTTGCTTCGTCGAGCACATATTACACCGCTCAGACACAGACTTTTAGGCTGAGCAGACCAGGGAGCTTTGATTTAGGTGGAGCTAAAGGTAGCAATGGGTGGTTCTTCGATTCTGCGTCTGCTACGGCTTTGGACGCTCCACTTATCTGCCCACCGGGTCAACAGGTTTTGGACGTGATTGGCCGAGGATATTACAACAGTGGAACCACCACGACAGTCGGAACTGTAACAAATTTTACGGAACGGTTTGATACCGGACAAACCAATCCGGGGATGGGTGTAGTTCTAAACGACCGAACTGCGGCCATCACCGGGGCGGTCCAATGTCCCAGCGTCACCTCTGCTCTGGCGGTAGCCAAGACCATGCGTTCCGGTGTGCGTGCCATGATCCCGATCGTTGGCAATACGCTTCTCCGGGGTCGTATGCAGGGCAACAGGAGGCTGCTCGGATGAGCCTGCTGATTTTATTACAGAGTGCTGGCGGGGTCGCGGACCTCAATATCAGTGTCGCGGATTGCAATCAGGCGGTGGCCTGCATGCCTCATGAATTCAAGAAAGGAGAAGTGCACGATGAGAGATGGAATCAAAGCCAAGGGGTTCTTTCGGGTCCAAATTGAAGAAGGTGGGAAGATCGTCGGGGACTCCGGGTGGAAGAAGAACATGGTCACCAACCTGGGGCTGGAATACTACCTGGCGCGCTGCCTGATGGGTCAGGCCGGGTCGCTTCAGGTCGGGTATGTGGCGCTTGGAACGGGTGGCGCTCCGGCATCTGATGCCGTCACCCTCCCCGGAGAAATCAGCGCCAGCACGAAGCGCAAGGCGGTGACGACCAACTTCAGTTCTCGCACGATCAACGGCGGGTCCTGCACCGTTCAATTTACGGCGACGTTCGGGAGCACCGACAACTTCCTGGCCGGCGCCAGCAATCTCTCGAACATCGGTCTCTACAACGGGACCACGGCAGCCAACACGCTGTTCGCGGGCAACACTTACGCGAGCAGTTCGTGCAACACGAACCAGAACGTCAACGTCAGCTATCAAATCCGGCTCGGGTAAAGGAGGGTTATGGATCTGGACAAGCTCAAGGGCTATTGCCTGGACATCGGGTGCGGTGGCAACAAGCAGCACGGGTTCACGGGGATGGACAAGCGCTCTCTTCCAGGGGTGGACATCGTTCATGACCTGGAGGTCTTCCCGTACCCGCTCGAGGACGAATCGTGCATCACGATCGTGGGCAGCCACATCGTCGAGCACGTCAAGCCCTGGCTGATGCTCGACCTCATGAACGAGCTTTGGCGCATCATGAAGCCGGGCGGCAGGCTGGCGCTCTCCATGCCCTACGGGGTGTCGCCCGGGTTCATCCAGGACCCGACCCACTGCAACCCGTGCAACGAGAACACCTGGAAGTATTTCGATCCCAAGTACGAGGTTCTCTATAGCATCTACCACCCAAAGCCGTGGAAGATCCTGGAGGGTTTCCCCGTGTGGCAGGTGACCGGCAACATGGAAGTGCTCATGGAAAAGGTGGTGGCCGATGAAAGCTGATGATGTTGTGAAGGATGTTCTTGCGGACGGCTACACCGGAAAGATATTCGCCAAGAAAAGCGCGGCTCAAAACCGCATCATGGTCGGGATCCCCATGACCGGCCTGCTTCGGTCAGAGTGGGTGCTGGCACGCTACGGCCAGGTCATCCCGTGCAACTGGTCTCAGGTGGACTGCCTGAGCTGGATCGATCAGTACAGCCCGCTCAATTTCTCCGTGGCCGATGCGCGCAACATCATCGCCACCTCGGCTGTCGAGGAGGGCTTCGAGTGGCTGTTTTTCATCGACCACGACACGATCCTGCCTCCTATGGCGCTCCTCAAGATCAACGAGTACATGCTCAAAGCCGACACACCGGTCGTCTCTGGGCTCTACTTCACCAAATCCGTCCCCTCCGAGCCGCTCATCTACAGGGGCCGTGGCAACAGCTATTTCGCGGACTGGCACCTCGGGGAGAAAGTCTGGGTGGACGGGATCCCGATGGGCTGCACGCTCATTCACTCCTCCATTCTCAAGGCGCTCTACGAGGAAAGCGAAGCCTACCAGGTCGTCGCCGGCAAGACCGTGCGCCGCATCTTCGAAACTCCCAGCCGCACCTGGTTCGACCCTGAGACGCGGTCGTGGTTCAACAGCTGCGGGACGGAGGACCTCGAGTGGTGCACCCGGGTCATGACGAACAAGATTTTCGAGAAAGCCGGTTGGAAAGATTTCGAGGGCAAGGAATACCCCTTCCTGATGGATACTTCGATCTTCTGCCGTCATATCGATTGGGACGGGACTCAATATCCGGCGCACCGTGAAGAGGCTGAATTTCTCCCCGAAGAGTTCAAGCAAGCAGGATAACGATTCATGGGTGCGATTGTAAACGAACAAGTATCGGTAGGACTGAGCGACCTCTCGGTGAGCGTCAACGAGGGATTGTCCTGCCTGGAGCTTGTTACCGTTGCGGTCATTGCCGCCGGTCTTCCCCTCTTCCCTGCCGATGAATCCGTTTCAGCCTCGGAAATTGCCCAAGTTGCGATCTCAGACGCCTCGATATCCGCCTATGAGCAGGTATCGACGGTCGACTATGCTCAGGCCTACCTCGCGGAACTTGGGTTATCCGTCTCGGTTAATGATTCCGCTTCGGTCGATGAACAGGTCGGCGCGTCAATTCCTCTATTTTATCAAACAGCCTGGAACAGCACAACCAGTCCTAAAACCACGGCTAATTTTGACGTCCTAACCGGGGATGTGCTGGTCGCGTACTCGGTGTCCGAAAACTACGAACCGTCCGCGAGCCAAGGTCCACTTGGGTATCCGCCTGCCGGCACGCTCTCGATTACATGGTCCCTCAAACAATCCCACCAACTGGCCGACAACTGCGAGCTGGCTATTTGGTCGGGGACAGTTGGCAGTAACCAGAGCGGGAAGAATGTCGCCTTTACATGTATTGATGGAACAAGAGTGTATTTTGGCGGCAACGTCCTTCTTTTCAGTGGCTCGGATGGAGTTGGGGCAAGCGCCAAAAACAATGGCTCGGGACAGCCAACGCTCGACATTACGACGACTCAAGACAATAGCGCGATTGTTGTAATAGTCGGGGACTGGTCGGCGGTATCCGGTGCGCGGACATGGCGTTCAGGGGCCGGGTCGTTTTCCGAACAATCATACTATGCCGACAATGCCCGTTATGGGGTCCACGGTGGATTTCATCCCGACGCTGGGGCCTCTGGTACGAAAACGGTAGGGATGACCGCTCCAAGCACTCAGACTTGGGTGATTGCTGCGGTTGAAATCAAGGGAATCTCGGGTGGGGTTTCCCTGTCCGTCAATGACAGTGGCTCGATCTCAGAGTTTGTTGCTGTAGATGCTTCCATTGGGGACGTTTTTGAAAACGAAGATATAGCGGCGTCGGAAAACGTCACCGTTAATCTGGGCAGTGCTGGCGATCTGACAATTGCCGAGACGGAAGACGTTGCTGCATCCGAATCCGTCATAATTTCACTGGACGATTTGCAGGCCAACGCCGTCGACCAAGCCTCTGTCGACGAGACTATTTCTGGGGCATCTTCGCTAGGCGACATCTCCGCTGTCGATTCTGTCACCGCGGGGGAACTCTCCTCGGGATTCTCGGACCTGCCGGTTCTGTGTTCCGACCAGGCATCTATCGACGAGTCTTTGTCGGCCATCGCGAGCCTGGCGGACATTTCTCAATTCGACTCGGTGGCGATTGCCGAACAGGTTGCGACCTCGCTTTCTTCGGTTCCCGACCTGGACGTTTCCGCACCAATTGAGTCGGTCGCATCCGCTGAACAGATCGGTCTTGCCCTTGATGATTTGCGGGTTTCAACGGTCGATCAGGTTTCGTCGGACGAGCTTACGGGTGGGGTGTCGTCACTTTCGGATATCTCCATCTTCGATTCCGTCTCCGGTGCGGAGCAGGTTGGCGCCGCGCTCACGTCGATCCCTGACGTCGATATCTCTGCTCCCATAGATTCAACGGCGGTCTCGGAATCGATCTCCGTTGCGCTGTCCGACCTTCAGGCCTCGACATCCGACCAGGCGGCGACTGGTGAGTCTGTTTCAGGGGTGGCATCCCTGGCCGACATCGTGGCGCTCGAATCACTTGCCGCCTCCGAGCAGGTCACAGCGTCAACGTCATCCGTTTCCGACCTGGACGTCCCTGGAGTGGTCGACTCCTGCTCGATCCAGGAGGCTGTCGCTATCTCGATGGCCGACATCATCGCGTTCAGCATGACCATCGACATGAGAACGGGACAGATGCAGATGATGGCATCAGGCACCGGTGGCGCCGAGGGAGGGATCAGTGTGAGTCAGAATCTCGTCGGTATTTCAAAGCCGTCCATGATCTTCACCCTTACGGAAGATGCGTGATGAGAAAAATCCACGAGGGTTCGACTGGGACGCTGACGGTAGAGTTCAGGGATTCGGCCGGGGTCGTGGTCGTTCCTTCTGCCGTTACGTACTCGATTTATTGCGAGACCAACGGGCAAAGTATCCGAGGGGATACGAGCGTCACTCCGGCCGCCACGGTGAGCATCGTTTTAGCGGCGAGCGACAACGCCATCATTGATTCCGGGAACGCTACGGAGACGCGGCTTGTTACCGTCGAGGCCACGCTTCCAGGGAGCTTGCCGCTCAATTCGGAGTATCGTTACAAGGTCGTGAACCTCTCACAGGTTTGATGGACACATGGATATTCGCCCCTCTCCCATCCAGGACGCTTTCATCCGCTCGCCGGCGACGGTGGCCTGTCTCATCGGGCCGCAGGGCGAAGGGAAGACGTGGGCCGGGGCAATCGCCATGTTTTTGGCTGGCCAGAGGTGGAAGGCTGTGACAGGAAAGCCCATGCCGGGGGCTATCGTACGAGACACGCACGCCAACATCAAGCGCATGACGGTCGGGTCGATCAACAAGGCGATGAACGCCAAGGGCGTCGGCACGCTGATCCGGTGGAAGTCGGACTACCACAAGCTCACGTCCATCGACGGGTCCATGGATATCGACCTTTTCGGGATGGACGATCTCGGAAGTCTCACCCGGATCCAGGGAGCGGAATATGCGTTCATCTGGATGGAGGAGCCGGCGCCGATGATCGAGCAGGCCAACGCAGGGATGAGCGTCGAGGTGTTCGATGCCTGCATCAGCCGCGTTTCCAGGGCCATCAACGTCGAGCACGCCGAGGCCGGGCTTCTCCCTCGCCTTCAGGTGACGATGAACCCGGCGGACGAGGAGCACTGGACGTATCACGAGTTTCTGGAGAATCCGCGGTTCCCGTCGCGTGACTTCCCGGATCTCAGTCTCAAGGTGTTCAACATTCCCTACGGGGACAACACTTATCAGGCCGATATGACGCGCCAGGCCACGAAGGCCGCGTTTATGAACGACCAGGGCCTGTACATGCGCTACGTGGACGGACGGTTCGCCTTCGTCCAGATCGGGGAGAAGGTGACGCCGGAGTACAACGAGGAGATCCATAGAGCCAAGGTCAAATTGGATCCGATTCCCGGCGCGGACGGCTACCGGTTCTGGGACGGCGGGCTAAACCCCACCTGCATCGTTGCCCAGGTCACGCCGCGGGGGAGAGTCCACGTCCTGGACACGTGGGTGGGTGAGAACATGGGGCTCCGGCAGCTGCTCAAAAACCACGTGAAGCCGACGCTCGAGAGCCCGCGTTATGCCGAGAGCCGCATCCCCAGGTGGAGGGACATCGGGGATCCTGCGCTGCGCAACCGGGAGCAGAGCGACTCAGATCAGACCGGCGCCAGGGTGATCGAGACCGAGCTTGGCGGGACGTTCGAGCCGGGCCCCATCGACTGGTGGCCGCGTCGGGAGGGGTGCAAGGACGCCCTCAGCAGGCTCATCGACGGCGGTCCGATGGTTCTCGTCTCTCCGCACGAGGGGAAGCTCAACCGGGCGCTGCGCGGCGGCTGGCACTACAGGAAGGACGCGTCCGGGAAGGTGATTCGCGACCAGGCTGTGAAGGACATGCACTCGCACCCGGGGGACGCTTTCGGGTACGGGATGGCTGTCATTCTCGGGAAGCATGGCGCCAAGCAACGCACAAACCAGTCCCAGCTGCGGCATTACCGGGACGCAACCGAATAAGGAGACCGGCTTATGGGCGGCGGCGGTGCACCGAGTCCCCCTCCTCCTCCGAAGGCTCCGCTTCCGGAGGACAAGGAAATCGACCAGGCTCGCGAACGGGTCCGGATCATGGCCATCAAGAGCGCCGGGCGCAAGGACACAATGACCAACTTCGGCGCCGGCTACGATGCCGGAAGCGCACCGGTGAAGATGAAAGCGGCTCTGGGAGAATAGCTCGATGAGTACGGACAAGGCCGGAGATCTGATCAGACGATTCGACGCCCTAGAGAGCGAGCGATCCGCGTTCGTGTCCCAGTGGCGGGAGCTAGCGCAATACTTCATGCCCTGGCGGCAATGGAAGGCCGAGGTTACGTCCCAGATGCAGGGCGCCAAGGGCACGGAGTACATCTTCGACAGCCATCCCACGTATCAGCTCGGGAAGTTCGCCAATGCGATCCACTCCCTGCTAGCCAACCCGGGCGCGACGATGTTCTCGCTGCACGTCCCGGACAAGCGGATGATGAAGGACAAGGAGATTTCCCGGTTCCTCGAGGAGAGCTCGGAGGTTCTTCATTCGTACCTCAACAGCTCCAACTTTCACATGGAGTTCAACCAGGCGTGCTACGATCTCGGGCTTTTCGGGACGAGCCCGATCTATGTGGACGAGCACCCTGTCACGATGTTCCGGTTCTCGACGTATTCCGTAACCGATTGCGTGGTCGCCGAGGCTTCGGACGGGTCGGTGGACACGGTTTTCCGTAAGGTCCCGATGACGAACCGGCAGGCCGTGCAGGAGTATGGGGACGCGGTATCCTCGGCAGTGAAGCAGAACTCGGTCGACAAGCCGGACGGGAAAATCACAATCCTCCACTGCGTCTATCCGAGGCACGACTACGACCCCGGAAAGGAGGACAACCGGAACCTCCCGTGGGCTTCCGTGACGATCGAGCACGCCGGCCACCACATCATCAAGGAGAGCGGATACTACGAGTTCCCCTGGTGCGTCCCTCGCCTCAGCAAGCAAACCGGAGAACTTTACGGGCGCTCCAACGGGATGGTTGCCCTGGCCGACACCAAGCAGCTCAACAAGATGGTGGAGACCAACCGGAAGGCCGGGGAACGGATCGCCAAACCCCCGCTTCAGGTCCCTGACGATGGGTACATGATGCCGATCCGGATCGGGCCGAACGCCATCAACTTCTATAACAAGCAGATGCAGGCGCGGATTGAGGCCATGCCCGTCCCGTCGCAGCTCCCGTTCGTGATGGAGCTCGAGCAGGACAAGCGATCGGCGATCACGAACGCGTTTCACGGGGACCTGCTGCAGCTCCCGATCAACCCGAACATGACGGCGACCGAGGTCGTTCAGCGCTACCAGGACCAGGCGCGGATCCTGGGTCCGGTCGGGGGGCGCCTCTTTTATGAGTTCTTCGACCCGATGGTGGACCGCATTTTCGGGATCTGCTACCGGGCCGGGAAGCTCCCACCCATCCCTGATTTGTTGATGAAGTGGGCCGAAGAGAACCCTGGATCGAAGATCGAAGTCCAGTATGAGAGCCCGCTCATGATGGGCCAGAAGCTCCAGAGGGCCGGAGCGTTGATGCGTGCGTTCTCGAACGCCGGGCCCCTGGTGCAGGCCGTCCCGGAAGTGCTCGACAATGTGGACACGGACGCGGTCTTCCTGGATATCTGCGAGTCTTCCGGGGTTCCGCAGTCGTGGCTCAAGGATCCCAAGCAGCGCGACGCCATTCGGCAGGCCAAGGCCGAGGTCATGAAGGAAGCGGCGGACGCGGCCAGCGCCGAGCGATTGGTGGCCGGGGCTAAAACTGCCGCTGATGCCGGGCTTATTGATAAGAGCGCCGGTGGGATCAAACCAGCCGACATCATGCAACAGATGGGGATGCAGCAGTGACGGACGAAGACCTCAAGCAGCTCATGATTTCGTATCGGATCGCGTTTTCCGGGGAGCACCCGGAAATGGTGCTGGCCGATCTCATGGCCTTCACAGGGTTCAATGAAATTTCGTTCGTTCATGGCGGAACGCACGCCGACATTGCCTTCCGAGAGGGGAGGCGAAGCGTGTTTCACCATATAGTCAGGATGATGTCGGCTCCCATGGAGTCGAAGAAACCACTCACGGCAACAGAAGAGGAAGCGTAATGGCTGACGAAGGGCAAGGGCAAGGGCAAGGCGGAACGGGTGAGAGCGGCGTGGGTGAAGGTGGATCCGGAGACGGCAGCGGCGGGGTTCAGAACGAGTTCCTGCAGCAGCTCCCGGAGGACCTGCGCGGGCATGCTTCGCTTGCGAACATCAAGGACATGGAGTCCCTTGCGAAGGGCTATGTCAACGCTCAGGAGCTCGCCGGCCGAAAGGGGGTATTGCTCCCCAAGGAAGGCGCGAGTCAGGCCGAGTGGGATTATTTCTACACCCAGGTCGGACGCCCTGAATCCCCGGACAAGTACCACCTGGTCAGGGAAAACGAGCAGTCCCCGTACCCGGACACCGTGATCGACTGGTGGAGGCAGACCGCGTTCAAGCACGGGCTCTCTCAGCAGGCAGCGAAGTCCCTCCTCGAGGAGTACGTCCAGCTGGACCAGAAGCTTCTTGCCGAGGCCAACGAGACCATCAAGGCCGCCCACGAGAAGAAGGGCAAGGAAGTGGAAGCCCTCATGCGTCGTGAGTGGGGCGCGGCCTACGATCAGCAGCTTGAGCGCGGGCGCCTGGTGGCTGACAAATTCGCCGACACGGAGACCATCGAAAAGCTCCGCGAGGCGATCGGGGCCCCGGCTCTCATGCGCATGTTCGCGCGGATCGGGGAGAAGATGAGCGAGGATTCTCTGCGCGGAAGGCCCGCTGCCGGGGGCGAGGCCATGACCCCTGGCCAGGCTAAAGCCGAAATCGCCGCCATCACGGGAGACACGAACAACCCGCTGAACAAGGCGTATTTCGACAAGAGGGACCCGGGCCACCAGGCCGCCGTCGCGCGGATGTCGGAACTGTATCAGTATCTCCACCCGGAGCAATCCGGAGCGGAATAGCCGGAGCGCTCGGAGGGACAACCCGCAAGGATCCTTCCGGACGGTCCACCAAGCGAATAGGACAACCTCCCTCCGGGGAGATCCTACGGCGAGCACCCAGCCGCTTGACTCGGGACCGGCGATCGGCCGTTAAGCGAAGGACGGATCCGCAAGGACAACCCGCCGAACCCTGACCTTCTCGATTCTTACGAGGAGAACGTATGTCTTTCCAAGTCACGACTGCCTTTGTGCAGCAGTACCGAGCCAACGTCGACCTGCTCTCCCAGCAAAAGGGGAGCAAGCTCCGTTCGGCCGTAAGGCAAGAGTCCGTTGTCGGCAAGAACGCCTTCTTCGATCAAATCGGGTCCGCTGCTGCCGTGAAACGTCAGACGCGCCACGGTGACACCCCGATGGTCAACACCCCCCACAGCCGGAGGCGGCTCACCCTGGTCGACTACGACTGGGCCGATCTCATCGACAACCTGGACAAGGTCAAGATGCTGAACGACCCCACCAGTGATTACGCCATGACGGCGGCGTTTGCGATGGGGCGCGCCATAGATGACGAAATCATCGCTTCCGCGCTCGCGACCGCCTACACCGGTGAGGACGGGTCCACGGGCGTGACGTTCCCGACCGGAACCAACCAGATCGCCCACGGCGGTGTTGGCCTAACCGTTGGCAAGCTGGCTAACGCAAAGCAGATTCTCGACACGGCGGATGTCGATCCCGAAGAGCCGCGGTTCTTTGTTCTCGGGGCTCAGCAGCTTCGCAACCTTCTCGACAACGCTTCGGACTCCGCGAAGTTCGTGTCCGCCGACTACAACACCATCAAGGCCCTCGTGCGCGGAGAAATCGACACGTTCATGGGCTTCAAGTTCATCATGTCCAACCGGCTCGCCAAGGCCAGCACGACCCGTTCGTGTCTGTGCTGGGCTCAAGGGGGGATGCTCCTGGGCGTCGGTGCCGAGCCCCGCGGGGCCATCGACACCAGGCCCGACAAGAACTACGCGACGCAGGTCTACTACGGGATGAGCATCGGGGCCACGCGGATGGAAGAGGCCAAGGTGGTCGAGGTTCAATGCACCGAGGCGTAATCTCAACGGCCCGGGTCAAACCGGGCCACCACGATAAGGAGGCCATCCAATGGCTGTTGTTGCTGTTCAAGGTGTCAATTTCGCGAAGTACGCCGCGACCCCTCCGGTGCTGGTTCCCAGCAACCTGAATCAAGGGAAGCTTCGGGCTGTGGTCGATACATGGACCGCCGTCGCCGCTGATATCGGGTCCACCATCTCCGTGGCGCGCATTCCCAAGGGGGCGGTGATCATCCCGGAGCTGTGCTCGATCGTGATTCAAACGGCCGGGCTCACCGCGTCCACCACGCTGTCTCTCGGGGATGCGGGTGATGATGACCGGATCCTGGTAGCCGCCGCATCCACGTCAACCGGGCGAGTGGCCAACACCTACAACGCCGCCGGCCAGGGCTATGAGTACCCGGCCGAGACCGACATCCAGCTCAAGCTCGCCGGCGCAAACAATGCGGCCACCACGCCGGTCGTCAAAACCGTGGTTGTCTACATGATGCCGTAAGAAAACAGGGGTCGGCGGTTCTCGGATCTCCGGCCCCACTACCTCCCGGAGGGGATTGGTAATGGCAACCCGTCTTGAAATCTATAACAAGGTGGCAGCGCTTCTCGGGTCCGATTATATCGAGTCGATCGATGAGGACCGGAAGCTCGTTGAGCTCCTCGACTTCGACTATGACCGCTGCCTCCGCGAGGTTCTGCGGTCTTACCCGTACAACTTCGCGCGGAAGCGGGCGCAGCTCACGACGGAGGCCACCACCCCGGTTTACGGGTGGGACAACGCCTATGCGCTCCCGACGGATTGCGTCAGGATTCTTGAGCTCGAAGGCGGGGACGATTATCAGGTGGAGGGGGGGCAGCTCCTCACCAACACGTTGGATCCGTACATCCTGTACACGTTTCTCCAGACCGACCCTTCGGCTTATGACGACCTGTTTGTTCAGGCCTTCGCCGCGCGCATGGGGTTTCACATCGCGTTCGCCGTCACGGGTTCCGGCACCAAGGTCCAGGAGTGCTGGGCCGCGTACCAGGACGCCCTGCACGAGGCACGCCTGGCCAACGCGCGCGAGAGTTTTCACCAGGTCGACGAGGGCATTAGCGAGTGGACGCTCGCGAGACTCTAACACGGAGCACACACCATGCCGATGAAGGCCGATCCAGCCATTACCAACTTCACGAGCGGAGAGCTTTCCCCTCAGATGCGCGGCCGGTTCGACATCGCGCGCCACAACAATGGGTGCGAGCTGCTCGAAAACTGGATCGTGAGCCCGATCGGACCGGCGATCATGCGCCCCGGTCTCATCTTCGTGGCTGAGACAAAGGATTCCTCCAAGCTGTCGCGCCTCTTCCCGTTCAAGTTCAACACGGAACAAGCCTACGTCATTGAAGCAGGCGACGAGTACTTCCGGTTTCTGATGAACGGCGGGCAGATCGTTGACGGCCAGGATCCGTACGAGATCGTTTCCCCTTTCGCCGAGGAGGATATCCGGGCGGTGAAGTTCACCCAGTCGGCCGACGTCCTCTACATGGTGCACGAGGACTACATTCAGCACAAATTGACCAGGTCGGGCCACACGGATTGGACCATCTCCGAGATGGAGTGGAATGACGGTCCCTACCTATCGGACAATGCAGACACCACGATATCGATCACTCCGAGCGCGCAATCCGGAACCGTGACCCTTACGGCGTCGAAGTCCCTTTTCCATGCCGCCCAGGTCGGAGGCCTTTTCAGGCTGCGCCACAATGGGGCGAAAGTCGTCAAGAAATTCGCGGCCGGCGCTTACAGCTCGGGGATTGCACCGTCATACGGGCCATCCATCCGCCTCAAGGGGTCGTTCACCATCCAGCTTCAACACGTCACCACAGGGTATCCCAACAAGGTGACCATCCAGAAGTCTTACGACAACGGAAGCTCCTGGTACAACTGGATGGTTCTGACAGGGGTAACCGCGAAAACCGAGTACGAGGACAAGCCCAATGTTCGCTATCGGGCAGCGATCCTGCCGTCCGACTCGGAGGCCGGGACGGTTGCGTGCACGGTCACGATAAGCCAGTCCGCCCGGTGGGGGGTCGTCAGGCTGACGGGGTACACCAGCGACACCGTTGTTACAGGGACGGTTCTTGAGACGTTCGGCGGGGCGGACTACGCACGCGACCCTTCCAACGTGTCGAGCGCCAACCTCAAGGATGAAAACTGCTCCGTTATCACGGACTGGACCGACGCGGATGTGGGGAGCGCGGCCAGCACGCAGGGAACTTTCGACACAAAGTCCTGCATGGTCCTCAACGCAGGGACAGGGTTTGACGGGGAAGCCAAGCGCACCATCGACCTCGGGGCGACCGACTACACCAGGTTCGTGGTGACGTTCTCTTCCTGGTTCTCTGCGCTCGGGACGATCGGGAGCATGGATTACTTTCTCTTCACCCTCGAGCGGTCCGACATGCAGGCGGCTGTTATTTGGGCAACGGATGGGATTTTTGTTCACGACGGGACGGAGTACCGGAAGGTGGTAGGGGCGTCCACGGTCGAGACCGGAAAATGGATCGAGTGGACGCTCGATATCGTGATGGAAGAGGCCGGGATCGCCATGCTCGACATTTGGAAGGACAAGGTCCCGGTGTCTCAAAACGTGGCGTGCGCCAGGACCGGGACGTTCACCCAGGGGCTTGTCACGATCGCGCAATTCGGGAAGGGCACCACGGACCGCCTGGCCTACGTGGACTGGATCAAGATGGGGGAAGACTTCCTTCTCACAAAGACCTTGCAGACCACGGAATGGAGTGAAGGGGCGTGGTCGGATTACAGGGGGTTCCCGCGGTCGACCACCTTCTGTTGGGACCGGCTCTTCCACGGGGGAACGCGCCACAACCCGCAGATGGTGTGGAGCTCCAAGACCAACGACTACGAGAACATGGTCCCGATCCCCCTGGATGACGCCGCCCTGTCGTTCTCCCTGCTGGGAGAGCAGGTCAACGCGATCCGGTGGATGCTCCCGACGGACAAGCTCCTCATTGGGACGTCCGACGCGGTTCACACGCTGGCGCCGACCAACCCGAACGAGGCGCTGACCCCGACGAACCCAAAGGCCACGCCGCACAACATGCCGGGAACCCACCCGGACCTGATGCCGGTGCGCGCTCAGAACGCCATTCTGATGGCCGGCATCGAGGGGAAGGTTGTCTACGAGGTTCAGTACGACATTCAGAAAGACAGCCTGGTCGCCATGGACATCACCGAGCTTGCCGAGCACATCACCGGGGCCGGAATCGTCGCGTGGTCTTGGCAGCAGTTCCCTCACAAAGCTCTGTGGGCGGTTACCGAGGATGGCGGCCTCATCGGTTGCACCTACTACCCCCAGGAGAAGGTGATAGCCTGGTACCGGTGGGAAACCATGGGGCTGTTCGAGGACGTGTGCTGCATTCCAGGGGCGGACCGGGACGAGGTTTATTTCATCGTCAACCGGACCATTGGAGGCACCACGAAGCGCTACATCGAACGCATGAGCTACGGAAACCCGGAGACCCTGGCGGATGCGTTTATGGTGGATTCCGGGCTTTCGTATGATGGGGCTCCTGCTACCACGATCACGGGCTTTGATCACCTTCTCGGAGAAAAGGTTGCCGTCCTGGCGGACGGAAAGAATATCGGGACGAGGACGGTGAAGCAGGGTGCCCACTATGACGATGATTGTTCCTCTCTGGCGACGTGGACGACTTCACTCGTCGGCCCAGGGGACGCGGTTTCCGTGGATTCATCCGGCGATGTTTCCTTCAAGTTCAAGTCCAATGCCTCCGGATTCACCATCATCACGGCCAAAAAGGTAGTCTTCTCAGGGGTGACGACCGTCCCGGACTCTTTTCAACTCGACGTGTGGTTTAGATCTTATTCCGGTCTTGGCAGTTACACTCTAAGTCAATACTTTGCGTTCAAGTTCAATTTGCCCGGGAGTCGTCCTTATGAAGTAAGACTCAGCAGTGAAGGGGTTCGGCTTTATGGAGGAGCGCCAGGGTATACCAATATCGGAGCACTTCCTTCAGGGGCGACACCCAAGAAGTTCACAATGATCTGGACCAAATCGACGGAGATTGTGCAGTTGCTGGTGGATGATGTCCCCTTCGGCCAGGTGACGTATAGCGTCGGAGCTGGAGGGACTCCCGTGTCCGAATTGTCTTTCACGCTTTCGGGCGGGGATTATTCGAACGAGCTCGTCTACGTGGCCGGTGCCGAAGTGTATATCAACAATCTCAAGGCCAACGGATTCGGATTCAATCTCCCTTCAGCCGCCTCCAAGGTCAACGCCGGGCTGCCCTACGAGGCCACCCTCATCCCGCTCATGCCGGACTTCGGGATTCAGCAGGGCGGAACCACCCAGACCAAGACCAAGCGCGTGATCCAGTTGACGGCGAAGGTGTACGATACGGGACCGGGGCTCCTGGCAGGGGCGGTGGAAGGTAAGCTCATGCCGTTTCGAAAGCTCCCGGAAGGCGAGCTCACCAGCGGGAACGTTGAGGTCGAGTTCAAGGGCGACTACGACCGGGTCCCCCGGATCATCGTTCGACAGAGCAGCCCGTACCCGGCGACCATCCAGGGGCTTTATCCGAACCTCACAGTGGGGGAGAAGTAGTGGGAGACAAGCTCATTGTGACCCCGTTCGAGCCGTGGCACATCGACGCGCTGGGGACGCTTTCGGACGAGGACAAGCGGTGGACCGTCAAGGAATTCCCGTGGCTGACGTATCTCGACCGGGTGAGAGCGCAGGCTCAACTCGGACCGGCCTTCACCGGCATCATCGACGGGGAAGTGGTCGGGTGCTGTGGCATCATGCAGTACTGGCCAGGAGTCGGAGAGCTTTGGCTGGTCGTCTCGGATCAGGCTCCGCTCGCCAGGGTGCGAATCATTCGGGCTCTGTTGCGAGATTTCGAAAAGGTGGCTGCTCGTCATAACCTGATGCGCATCCAGGTTTTCATCCCTGATGGTGGAGAAACCTTCAGTCGTCGGTTTGTCGAAAAGATGGGATTTGTCAGAGAGACCAAAGACGATGGGATGAGAAAGTTCGCGATGGACGGAGAAACCTGTCACCTCTACGCAAAGGTTTACTGAAATGCCCATGGCAGCAGCAATACCTGCGATCATCGCCGTTGTGGCGTCTGTTGCCTCGACAGCGGTGAGTATGATGGCCGCCAGACAGCAGGCCAAAGCCCAGGCGCAGGCCGCCGAGTACAACGCCGAGATTGAGCAACAGCAGGCCGCCCAGGCCATGAGCGCGGCAGCGTATGAAGCGAACCTCGTCAACCAGAAATCCAACCGGATGCTGGCGACGGCGCGCGCGGACTACGGTGCGGCCGGGCTCGCCGTCGAGGGAAGCCCGCTTCTCACCATGTCGGAAAGCGCAGCCCAGGCCGAAATGGACCAGGCCGCCATCATGTACAAGGGCAAGATGGGAGCGTACGCCCACCAGGCGCAGTCCAATCTCGACACATGGCAGGCCGGGGTTTACAAGCGCGCCGGCAATTGGGCGATGGCCTCGGCTCTCGTCAAGGGGATCGGCAGTGCAGCCGGTGGGATGATGGGTGGCGGGATGGGAAGCTCCGGAGGCGGACTCATGAGCATGATGAGCAATCAAGGGTAGAGGGGGAAGCGTGCCTAAGATTCCGATGTATGAAGCGAGTATCGGCCTTCCGGCCATGCAGTCCCCTCGGATGAATCCGGCCGCTGCCGGCGCGGAATTCGCCGCGATGGGGCAGTTTGCCGAAACGGTCGGGAATACCGTCCAGGGCCTCGCCAAGCAATACCAGGAGATCAAAGGAACCGAACAATACATCAAGAGCCTGGTGGAATCACAGAAGGCCATGGCGGACCTTTACGACCAGACCATCAACAGCCCTGAGTTCATCGCGGACCCTGAAGCCGGCAAGGCCAAGTACCAGGAGGCAATGGGCTCCCTGCGCGAGCAATACCGTGGCCAACAGGTCAACGGAGCGTTCGAAGCCAGGTTCCAGCAGACATTCGAGAACCACGCGCTTACGCATAGCTTGCACATCGCCCACACCACGCGACAACAGACCATTTTGAATTCCCTTGGAACGTTCGGGACTGCCGAGCAGGACATGTTGAACAACGCGCTCCGATCGAATTCGGACCTTGGGATTCAGCAGATCCGGGACGACTACGATAACATGGTGGACCAGTATGTTTCGACGGGAGCGATCCGGGCGGACCACGCGCCCAAGCTCAAGCAGGCGTTCGGGCTGAAGCTCAACGAGGGGCTCTTCGAGAAGGACATGAGAGACTCCGGGCCGGATGTTGCCATCGGGAAGTTGAATTCCGGGGGATACACCAACCTCGACGAGACCCAACGCGGCCGCATGCTGGACAAGGCCGAACAGCGGAAGGACAGGCTCGCCGCCCAGGCCGAAGCGGATCAGCGCAAATACGAGGCCGAGCAGAACCGGACGGCGCGTCTTCTGGCATCCAAGGCAGACGACTCCATTGCCACCATGGCCGAGATTGGGGAGGAGGGGCCCCTTGATATCGAGGGGCGGCTTCGTGGGCTCGGCACCGAGCAGGCGCTCGACCTGGCCGACAAGTACCGCGATCAGAAGCGCGTGGCGATGGATACCTTCAAGGTGGTCAAGGGTTTCGATCACATGCCCTTGATGGACCAGGCCGACGAGGTGAAACGGATGTTCACCGTCTCGCCCGGCGAGTCCGGAGCCAAGGAGCGGATCCACGCGGGGGACATGGCTGAGCGGGTGGTCAACGAGCGAATCAAGCGCTTCTCGGCCGATCCTGTGGCCTACGTCCAGCCGATGGTCGAGGCAATCCAGATGCCAGGGGCGTCCCAGGAAGAACGTACGGCCGTCAGTTTCTCGATTCAGCAGGAGATGGCGAAGGGTGTTCCGGGTTTCGCTCCCAAGATTTTCGGAACCGACCAGGCCAAGAATTTCGGGGAATCGTGGGCGACCATGAAGCCGGATGAGCGTCTTGGTTTCACGGAGAGCTTGAACGGTCTTGGTCGTTACAAGGGGCAGGCCATCGCCGAGCTCGGGCTTGGGGCTGGCGCTCAGTTCGCCGTTGCAGCCCACGGGGCGGACGTAAAGAACATCATCCTCGCTCGCACGCTGATCCAGGCGGCGGATATGAAGGAATCCGACATCCCAGGCACTCCAGCGGAGAAAGATGCGATCAAGAAATCCACCAACGCGGCGCTCGAAACCAACGACGTGATGAAGGCGTTGATAACGGTCGGCCGGTATCAACCACAGAACTCCTCTCACCTGGCGTTTGTTTCCGAGCTTCAAAAGGGTCTCGTCAATACCGCTCTGGCGTCCGGAGACTCTAAGAAAGCAATCGAAATCCTGAACAACACCTATGACGCCGTGAGCCAAGACAACCTGGCGCAGATCTTCTACCCTAAAAGCTCCGGCCTTAAACCTGCGCAGATCGAAAGCGCGCTCGACACCATTCGAAAATCGAAGGCGGCGGAGTGGGTGAAGTCGGGTGAGCCCCTCCTGCAGGGCAAGATCCTCGATGAGCGCGTCCGTGATCTCCAACAGCGCGGCGTGTGGGTCAACTCCCCCGACGGGAATGGCTTTGTTCTCCTACACCCCACTACGGGTTTGGCTGTAGCTGACAGTACAGGAAAACCCTACAAGATCGATATCGACTCCCTGAAGAAGGAGTATTTCGAGCCGCGCGGCAAGGGATACCAGATGGACCTCCCTGTTGACGACAAGCGCAGCATGAGGCGGCCCATCAGCGAATCCATGAAGCTCGGGGCTCTCTCGGCCCGGTTCGAATCAGGCGACAAAGGGCCGGCCGCGGTCGGATATGACGAAGTGGGCGGAACGTCCTACGGGCGTTATCAGATCGCCTCGAAAACTGGTACATACGACAACTTCATGGGGTACCTGAAGGACCAGGCCCCGGATATCCATCAACGACTCTCGGCGGCCGGCCAGGCCAACACGGGAGGCACGTCCGGATCAGTTCCCAAAGAATGGCAGCGAATCGCCAAGGAGCAGCCCGACAAGTTCGACCAGCTCCAGCACGATTTCATGGACAAGTCCCACTACACCCCGGCGGCAGAGGCGGTCCTGAAGCAGACCGGATACAACGTGAACGACCAGCCCGACGCGGTGAAGCAAGTCCTGTGGAGCACGGCGGCGGGGCACGGCCCGGCTGGAGCGGCCAAGATTTTCGGGGAAGCCATCGCCAAGGTTGGGACCAAGGACCCGGTGAAGCTGCTGCAGGCCATTTACGACATCCGCAAGACCAAGTATGGATCTTCCACGGAGGCCGTCAGAAAGTCCGTTCAGAAGCGCTACGATCAGGAGTCAGCCCTGGCCGTCGCCAACCTCATGGGATGACAGCGTGAACGAAACCCTTGGAATGATCCTCCCCGACATCGACGTGGAAACCCCGCAAGACATCATCGCCGGGCAGCAGCTGCGCGTGACTCCTCTTGGGGAGTACCTGGGCGCGAAGTCGGGTGAAGGCTTCGAGATGTCGACTCCCGGCGTCATGTCCCAGGAGACGCGGATTCTCGCGAAGGAGCTGGACGACCCGCGCCCCGGATACGAAAAGCAGATGTCTCGCGAGGATTGGGAGGCCGGTCCGTGGCACCGGGAAGGAATCGTCTGGAACGACGAATTCACCCCCGCCCGAGCTCAGGTCTACGCGGAAGATTACGACGCGCGCCAGTACCGGAAAAGCCTCATCGAACGATCTCCCACTGGCTTTCGGTCGGTTCTCGGCTTCGGCGCCGGGATGGTCGCGACGGCTCTCGATCCCGTCAATTATTTGTCAGTGTTCGGTCCCGTTGCCAAGGCGAAGGCCATCATGAAGTTGGGAGAGATCGGAGGGCGCGCGGCTCTGTCGGCTGCCGAGGCGGCCACTCAAACCGGGCTCACGGACCTTGCCGTCTTCCACCGGCTCAACCAGCAGGGAGAGGACCTCGGTTGGTTGGATGCGGCGCTCGATATCACCTTCGGTGCGGCGGTTGGTGGCCTTTTCGGAGCGGGCGGCGGTGTTCTCCACAAGCGGAACGTCGAATCCGTGCGGCGGCGGCTTCCCATGCCCATGCGCGAGGAGTTCGGCCTGGCGATGGAGAAGGCCCTGGCGGACCAGGCTGCAGGGGAGGCGGTTGACGTTTCTCACGTCCTCGGATCATGGGGCCGGAAGGCCTCGATGGTCGAAGTCCTGTCAGATATCTACCGGAGCACGCTGGAAAACCCGGTCGGAGATCCCCACCATCCCTTTGTTGAATTGAGGTCCCCTGAATTTGGCGAACAGCTCAATAGTGTGATTGTGGAACGAGGACCGGCTTATTTTAACCAGGACGGGGAAGTTGAAATAACGGGGCTCGGATTTGGGCTGGTTAAAGTGATCTGGAAGCACGGGGAGATGAGCGATCTTGACCTTCGCGTTGCCAAAGATGATGTGTTGGCGTTGCCCCACGTGCTCTCGACGTATGCGCCAAAAGTAGATGGTGACGGGAAGTACAATACTTTCGCAGTGAACAGGGGAGACGGGAATAAGGTGGTCTATGTGCTCTCTAAGTTTGGGACTGATGAGAAAAATCATCTTGTGACCATCTACATCGAGGACCCCAAGCGACCCGACAAGGCGCCCCTTTCCCAAAAACAAACCGCAACCACCGAGCCCACACCTGGAAGATTGCACCCCTCCCAGGAAGGTACGCCTGATGAGACTTCCTATCGTCATCACCAGGGACGGGAAGCTGCGGTCACCAATAAGGTAACACCAGAGGAGCGGCTGAGCAACCCCGATTTCAGGACCGAGCGCCCGCACGAAATTCCGAACGAAGCGCACCACGCCAGCCCGGCCACCACAGAAAATCTCACGCCTGAACATTTCGAGATCCACCCGGAAGAACTGGAAGCCATCAGCCGCGCCAAGGAATCCGGGACAATGACCGACGTCGAGCGGGACATGCTCGCCCGCGCCGACGAGATCACGGAGAAAGCGTCCAAATACGAGGAGGCCCTGCTGGCTTCCATTTCCTGTTTGAGGTAATCCATGCCCACCAAAGACGAGTGCGTAAAAACCGTGATGGACGCGGCAGGCATCTCCAAGGCCGAAGCCGAGGAAGCCCTTGAGATGACCCTCAAGGAAAAGAAGCGCCTCGGGGCTCTCGGAAAACTCGGTGCCGCGGACCGGGAGCTTGCCGGATGGGCGAAGGGATCGGCCGACCAGGCGAAGATTTACGCGGCGCTCAAGAAGAAACAGGCCGCGCTCAACATCGTCCGACGCGAGTCCCTGGACGCTCACATCGAGGGATTCGTAAAGGCCACCAAGGGCGACATCGAAGAGGCGTTCATGTCCATTCTGGTAGGCTCCTACAAGAAAGCGCCCGGAGCCCGAGATTCGATCGGGGCCGCCCGCGTCGGGATCGCTCATTCCTGGGTCGGCGGCATGGTGCGCGAGCTGCACGAGCGGCCGCACGTCGAGCGCCTCCTGGCCAAGGACAAGACCTTCGTGGACCAGGTTGTCCGGGAGATGTTCGAGCTCAAGGAGAACGGGAGACCCGGGCTCACCGGAAACGCTGACGCAAGGTTCGTGGCCGATATCTTCGCCCGGTACGCCGAGGCCTCCAGGATCCGCCTGAACCAGGCCGGAACGTTTATCCGAAAGCTGGGCGGGTGGGTTCCGCAAAGTCACGACGCGGCTAAACTGTTGGCGGCCGGAAAGGACAAGTGGGTCGGGAAGATCACGGGCCTCCTGGACCTCGAGCGCTCGTTTCCGGATAAGTCCCTCGAGGAGGTCACGCGGATCCTGGGAGACACGTTTGAGACCATCGTCACGGGGAAGGACCACGGCTTGACCGCTGCCGAGCGCGGCGAGTTCGTAGGACCGCGCAACCTGGCCCGCAGCATGGAGCACTCGCGGGTGCTGCATTTCATGGATGCGGATTCGTGGCTCAAGTATCAAGCCGAGTTCAGCCACGGCAACCTGGTGACCACGATCATGGGCCACATGGACCGGTCGGCGCGCAAGCTGGCGGTCATGGAGAAGCTGGGCCCCAACCCGGAAACCATGCTCGGGGCTCTCATCGAAAGCGCCAAGCGCCGGATCCGGGAGGACTCCACCTTGGATCCAGCAATCAAAGAGAAGCGCATCAAGTCCATCTCGGACAACCTGGCGCAGCGGCAAGGCGCCATCGGGATGGCCTTCTCTGAGGTCATGGGGGAAACGCTCATCCCCGGGAACGTCAAAGCCGCTCAGTGGGCCTCCGGGTTCCGCGCAATCCAATCCATGGCCAAGCTCGGCATGGCTCCCATTTCAGCCATCAACGACTTGATGACCTACGCCATGAACGCCAGACACAACGGGGTCAATCTGTTCGAGGCGTATGGATCCGCGTTCACGGCCCTCCTGGAAGGCAAGAGCAAGAGAGAAGTCCGCGAGGCCAGTTATCTGCTCGGCACCCTGTACGATGGGATGCTTCAGGATATCGCCTCCAGGTGGAACGCTCAGGACTCCGTCAAGGGCAAGATCGGCGACCTGATGAACACGTTTTTCAAGTACTCCGGTCTCAATTACTGGACCGACGCCATGAAGAGCGGGTACTCGCGGATGATGTCCACCCACCTGGCCGACCAGGTCGGGAAGCATGCGACATGGGGAACGCTCGACGCCGGGCTGCGGCAGTCCCTCGAGGGGATGGGGTTCACGGGCGAGCAATTGGAGGCGTTGCGGTTGATGACGTCCAAGCTCGAAGACGGTCGGGCCTATGTGTTTCCGGAAAACGCCCGGAAGCTGGACAGCGCCGTGATCGACGCCATGAACGCCGAGAAGATCGCCAAGATCCGGGAGAGCATGAAGCTCGGCAAATCCAAAGACGCCGAAGTGAACGCCAAGCGTCAGGCCGACTTCGACGGGCGCATGGACCGGATGCGGGCCGAGACGCGCAAGCAGCTCGAAACCGATCTCATGACCTTCTACAGCGATCAGACCAAGTACGCCGTGATCGAGCCCGACGACCGGACGCGCATGTCCATGGTGCGCGGCACACGCCCGGGGACAGTCCTGGGAGAGCTCATTCGCTTCGTCACCCAATTCAAGAGCTTCCCCATTGCCTACTTTCAGCGCAATCTTTCAGGGGGTGGGCGGTGGGGGCGCCCTGACTGGAATTTCGACTTGCCGGGGATCACCCACCTGGTGGCAGGCTCTCTGGTGCTCGGTTACGCTGCAATGACGGCCAAGGATCTCCTGAAAGGGAAAGCTCCGCGCGATCCGGCTAAACTGGAAACATGGGCGGCTGCGGCACTGCAATCCGGAGGGGCTGGAATCTACGGGGATTTTCTTTTTAGCAAGTACGATCGGATGGGTGGCAGCTTGGTTCAGGCGCTCACCGGTCCAACCGCAAACGTGGTCGATAAAATCGGAAAAATCCCTTCTGACCTCTTGCGCGGAGAGTTCGACAAGGGAAATTTTTTTAGAACGGCGATGGACAACACCCCGTTCATCAACATGTGGTACAGCCGCGCCGCCCTGGATTGGGCCGTCCTCTACCACGTCCGCGAGATGCTGAGCCCCGGAACGCTCCAGCGCACCGAGCGCCGCATGAAGGAAGAGTACAACCAGGAGTACATCCTTCCGCCATCGAGGCACATTCGAGTCGGAGGAGGATTCCGGTAGGACGGACAATGTTTATTGTCATAATCTTCACATTGTCTGCCATGAATCTTTAGTGGGTAAGACTTTGCATGCAAATGGGTTTGCCTTCCATGGGCAGAGATGAAACCACACAATGGCCTATAATGAGAATCTACAGCTTTTTGTTCGGCTTCCAGGTATTGTCCATGTTGTCCAGGGAAGGGATGGATTTGACGGCCGTCACGTGCTGGTCTCGTGATACGTGCTGATAAACTCGCATCGTGATCGATGGGCTGGAGTGGCCCATTACCTGACTCACGGCGTGGAGATCGGATCCAGACCGCAGGGCATAGGTTGCAAACGCATGCCGCAAATCGTAGGGTCTGAGTTTGCGCGTGATCCCGGCAGCCCGCTTGGCATGCTCCCAGGCCATCACAACCTTGCTGATACGTCTCCCCTTATAATGGACGACTGGAAGGGACAAAATCCCCCCTGGGAACGATTCTTCGTCTTCAACCATCCATCGGCCCATCGCCTCCATCAAGTCGTCGTGAAGGGGCACGTAGCGCACGAGAGAGCCTCCTTTGCGGGCGGATAACACCCGGACCTCGCGCCGATCCATGTCGACATCCCCCCAGGTGATTCCGAAAACCTCTTTCCCGGGTCTCGTTCCGCAATGCCATGCCAAGAGAATCGCCCGCTTCAGGTGGGGAGCCGCACACGCGATAAGCCTCGCGACCTCTCCGGGCGTGGGTGGCGCTACTGTTTCACCTCCGGAACCGGCCTTGAGCTTGTATTTCGTGATGGGGTTTCGGGCGATTAGGGGCGGGTCCTGGTCGCTGGCCCAGGCGAATGCGGCTTTCAGTAACCGGAGCTCCCTGGCGATTGTCGTATGGGCGACTCCCGCGGCAAGCCTCTCCGAGACGTAGCGGTCCAGGTCCTTCGTGCTGAGGGTTTCGGCCTCCAGCTCCCCAAGAGCCGGGAGGATTGTGTGTGCGAGTCGGTTGTGGTCGACCACTGACGTGGATGCCGCGACCTGGTGACGTTGGTGGTATTCCAGACAGACGTGGGCAACGGAAACACCCGGGACATCCGGCCTGCGCTCGATCTTCTTCTGGTGGTCGAATTGGCGGGCCAGAGCGTGAGCGGTGTCACCACGCCCGAAGACCTTGCGCTTCTGCTTGCCAGCCTCGTACCAGACCGCGAACCATCGGCCGTCCTTGGTCTGGTGGGTACTCAATAGACTTCCTCGTGCGTCCCGATCGATTCGAGGAGGATGGATTTCTCTCCTTCGTGGGTCACGAATCTGAACACGATCCGCAGATCGTATCCGGCGCTGCACGCCCAGGAGTGCTTGAGCTTTCCTTTGAGCTTATGGCTTCGGAGGTGAGGAAGGAAGGGATCTTCGGAAAGGTCTACCAGTGATTGACGAATATCTGCCGCCGCGCCCTGGTGTCTGGCAATGATCTTCTTCGATGCTCTGAGGAAGGTGTCGGAATAGATCAGCTTCAAGACAGGATCTCGCGCATGATCTCATCCGGGGTCCCGACGCGGCACCTTCCTGCCTTGAAGTCGGCGTTGGCTTCGGAAATGTCGCGAGCGATGTCGGAGCGGCGCTGCTCGATGAGTCGACGTCTGACAATCTCGACCAGGGCGGTCTGGTCGTCCTCGGTCATGCGACCGATTTGATCTAGCAGATCGGAAAAAGATGATCGCTTCGTCTTCATGGCTACCACCTGCGCTGATGCTGGTTGGGGTTGTTGAACATACCTGACCCTGGGTCGCTCTGGCGGGAGGGGTCGGTGTAGCCCTGCTGCCCGGTGTATGGGTTGGTGTTCCAGCGCGTGCTCCAATTACTGGATGGGGTCGATAAGATAACCAACCATCAACACGTGGCAATTCGGAGTGCTCCCGTTTTGTTGTTGATGCACCCGTTGATGGTTTAGGCATCCACCAGCGACGCCACGGTCAAGAGAAGAGCGAAGCACGGAATACTTACCTTCAGCGCTTGTGCCAAGAAACTCACGGCTCCCTCCAACTTTGTGACTCTCCGGTCCAGATCCAGAACCTTAGCGTCAACCTCCATCACCTGACTGCCCCCCTCAGCAAGAACCTCGAAGTCTTGGTCTTCTGGAGCATCGTCAATGAACCCTCTCGCCGCGTAAGGGCTCGGTGGTTTTCCTGTGAAGGTTGAAAGCATATCGCGCAAGCCGAATGCTCTTGATGGTTCAGAGGTCAATCTGGTTTCCATTTCAGGGAGGATCATGGGGCCCTTCCCAGTCAGCAACCAATCCTTGTTCGCCGGTAATTTTGAACAAATGTGCTCAAGGAGTGTTCGTGAAATTCCTGATTCCCCACGCTCGACCATGCTGACGTGACTCTGGCCAATATCAAATTTCTTCGCGAATTCTTTCTGGGTGAGCCGAGAAAACTTCCTGAACTCCTTTATGCGCCTCCCAATATCATGCACTGATTTTTCGCTTGACATAAATAACACTCCCTGATATTGTCCGACCAAACGATGCACAACAATGATAGAGGATGATCGGAATGAATTCAAACCAAAAGAAGAAGATTTATGTGTTGCGGTCGTCCTTGCTCCGCAAGGGGATGACCTTGGCCGGATTCGCTCGAGCGAACGAATTCTCTCCCGTTACAGTGCGGGACGTGGTCCGCCGCCATTACGGGCGCGACGATATCGAAGTGCGCGGTGTACTGACTCGCGCGATCCTCGACAAGCTGGAAGCTGCCACGAATAACGAGAACTGACCAATCATGACCGACTCACGCGCCCTCATCATGGAAACACGCGCCAAGCTCGCCGCCCTCCGGGAAGAGATCGACACGGCCCTAAGGTCAGTCGATCGCGCCCTGGCGGTGTCCGCCGGTGCCGTCGCTCCCATGCCGCCCGTGCGCGAGATCGTGAGCCCTAACGGAAAGCGGACGTTGATCGCCAGGACGACCAAGAAACGACCGAAACCGACAGTCCCTGCCGGGCGTCCCGCCGCCGGATCTGAAAGCGGGTGATCCCTCCTGGCACATCCGGCCGTGCGCGTAAAGTATCGCCGCCAAAGCGGTTGAGAAGGGCCGGAACCGTTGCACGGTGCGCATCCGATTCGGGCTCGGGTGCGTATCCTGGAGCGGGCGGGTTTTGTTCTTTTCAGCGGCAGCCTGTGTAAGCCTGGATGGTCCAGGTAAGCTCGATGAGTGAGTGAAAAACCGCATTTGCACGCTCGAAGTGGCCGGGGGGACCGGCCGCCCGCCAGCTCTACCTTATGAAAGGGGGTGTGATGGGATGGATTGATTGGGTGGTCTGGTGCGTGGGGTTGTGGACGATCAGCGTTGCCGTGGTCGTGGCGGTGTGGGTACTGCTGATTACCAGGAGCGAGCGGAGGCAGGAGCGGCGTTATCGGGCGCTCTGGGGGAGGGAGTGACGAGCCGTGTGCTACAGCAGATGCCTGCACGAAAACTTCCATGGCGAGTGCCGGGCGGCTCCGGGGAGGGTCTCTGAGTATGCCCACTGTGTTGAACTGGAACGAGAGGAGGAAGATGGAAATGCAACCAGCGACGAGTTTGAAGATGTGCGAGCTGTGCGGGAAATTCCCCCCGCGCCACGAGGGAATGAAGCTGTGCTCGACCTGCCTGGGATTGCCGGCGGGAGGAGAAGCGGACTCGGTGGAGGAGGGAGTGACCAACTACGATCCAGCCGCAGAGGCTAAGGCGAGGAGTGAAGAAAGGAAGGTCCAGAGACCCGGGGCATGTCGGTCATGCGGCAAGCCGCCCGACGAGACCCCATTTTACTCATCCAGAAAAGACCGCTGCAAGAAGTGCATCAAGGCCGCGAACCGGGTCAAAAGCGCCGGGTCACCCAAGTATGAACCGATCATGGAGGCGGACGGCCTGGCGATCCCGATCATGCTATCCGAGGAGCGTCACTGGTTACCCGCGGAGCGCTGCACGTGCGACACCTGCGGGGCCGAGTTCGAGACCTACAAGCGTGGGAGCGTGTGGATCCGGACGAAATGCGAGAAGTGCTCGAACGACACGCTGAGGGAAGTTACGTGTCCTGCCAAAGATAAATTGGTCCTGGACATGCGCGAAGAACCGGAACTGTTCGCGGCGCTTGGTGAGTCCGCTCGGAAGGAACGGAGGGATCGAAACAACCAGGCGCTCTATCTGCTCGAGGGGCTGTTGCTTGGAGGGGAAAAATGAACTGCCCGATCTGTGGTAAGGCGATGGTCATGGCGTGGGAGCACTCAGGCCGGAACTGGTACTCAGGAGTTTATGGCTGCTGCAGCTGCGGCGCGATGAAGATCAGCGGAATGCTCCTCGATGGCGGGCGGCGGTCGGTTGTGTCCGTGATCCCGGAGTGTCTGCATCACGGGATAATCCCGGTGATCCAGGTCACGCGGGGTCGGTGGCGTTGCACCAGGTGCGAGACTGAAATCACGCAGGATGGCTCCGATCTGATCCGGAGCGCCGTGCTCGAGCCTGCGATTCTGGCCGTGGTTTGATTCGACGATGGTTCGCCGGTTGTGGCGAGCACGATGAATTAGAAGGCCCCTGCTGAGCGGACACTCACGCAAGGGCCACAACCAAGAACAAGCACCCCCACAATCTAACCGAGGAGCAAACCAGATGCAAGCCATGAGTCTCATCATCAAGGGCCTGACGCCGGGCCTGACTGAAGTTTCAAAGATCAAAATCGGCGAGAAGGGGCGCATGATCAACAGCGCCCAGGGCAAGCAATTCCAGCCGCCCGTGAAGCTGGATCACTTCCGCGTCACCACCCTCCAGCGCGGGCCGGACAACAACTATCTCCCGGACCTGGTGGTGCATAATCTCTACGGAGAGAAGCCGCGTAAGCTCCCTGTGCGCTTGCCGTACGACGACATCGAGCTGAACTTCCAGAGCCGCTACACCTGTTTTCTCGGAAAAAAATTGTGGTGCTACGGGGATGGGGAACACGCCGAACGCCTCGCAAATCTGAACGGCAACGACGGATTACGCAACTCGGTTGCATGTCCGTGCGGACGCCAGGAACCCACCTACACCGGCAACGAAAAATGCAAAATCAACAGCTGCCTGTCCGTGATGATTGACGGTGTGGAAACTGTCGGAGGCGTGGCCAAGCTGCGAACGACCAGCTTCAATAGCACGATTGGCATTCTATCCTCGCTCGCCCTCATCAAGCGCCTCACCGGAGGTCCGCTCGCCGGGCTCCCGCTCAACCTCACGCTAAACCCGAAAACCGCCATCGTACCGACAACGGGCCAGACGTCACAGGTGTGGGTGGTCGGGATCGAGTTCGCCGGCCGCGTCGAAAAGCTCCAGGAGATTGCCTACCAGCAGGCGAGTCGCCAGGCCGCCTATGCCGTCAAGATCGAGCAGATCGAAACTGAGGCCCGCAAGCTCATTGCCGCAGCGAGCGTGGTTGACGTTGAAACGGACGCGACGGAGATCGTGGAGGAATTTTTCCCGGAGCAAATCGATGCCGAGCTTAAAGCCGCCGGGCAGCAGCAGCGAACCCAACCCTCACAGGGAGTACTCGGGGATGACAGTCAGGTCGTGGGGACTGGAGGTAATGGAATCGTTTCGAATGGACCACCTAAAGAGGACAACGCGCCGCAGCCCGGCAGCCAAGCGGTGACGCCCGCACCAGAAAGCCAGCCGCCTGCCCAAGCTCAGGAGCCGCTGAAGCACGACCCCACCAAGCGCCGCAGCCGGAGGAACAAGCACCAGGTGGACCGGGAGAAATGGGGAGGGGTGGCCGAGCTTGTGACGTGCGGGTCGACCCCCGATCAGCTCGAGCAGATCCGAGAGGCGACCGCCGCGGGTGACGCGGCCAAGGAAGTCGTGCGCACCTACCTCAAGAAGAACATCGGATACGATCAGCTATCGTACCTGACCGAGGAGGAGGCCACCGAATTGCTCGGGCAGCTTGCACATTTTTCCCCCAGGGGCGGCAACGTCCGCGCGACCGAGGATCCGCTATCGCCGGCGGGACAGCTCCCACAGGGACAGGGCGACGAGCTCGTGCAGCAAAACGTATTTTGTCCAATACAGGGTGAGAACGTCAACGTGGGGGCCCACTGCCTCAATGGATGCTCGACGCGCGAAGCGGATGGATTTTGCCCGATCGTGGACGACCTGGGCGAGCAGGAGGTGATCTGATGCAAAAAAACAAGGCGTGGTATTCGAACACCGGGGCGTTGATGCTGAGTGACGCCGTCCCCGGCCTGACGCGCGAGCTGGAGCCCTCCGTTGCGAAATTCTACTGCGGTTGGCATTTCGTGTGTGAATCGCTCAGCGAGGAAGCGGCCCAACGGATAGCCGAGGCGCTCGGTTATGGGTTTCTCGGAACCAAAGTGATGCTTGAGGAGGTGACCCCGTGATCGCGCTCTCTTATACCCGCTGGCAGTCGGCGCAATGCCCGTTTAGGTTTGATGCATTGTACGTTTCGAAGACATTTCAGGAACCAGAATCCGACCCGATGAGAATCGGGAGCGCCGTGCACGAGTGCATGGAAAAATACCTGGAGCATTGCTTCGCCGCGTCCATGGCATCGGATCTCTCGTGGTTCGACAAGTACGCGTTCCCGGAGGATATCGCTGAACAATGCAACGCAATGATCTCCAAATTCAAGGACCGCATGGGCTTCCAGGTTCCCATCGGCGCGCCCTGGTACCAGATCGAAGGCAAAGCCGCGTTCAACGACTTCCTGCTGCCGCTCCCCGGTGACGACGGATGGTTTTCGAAGCAGGCCGCGTTCCGAGCCGTCGTGGACTTCGCCTACGTGTACGGCGATTGCCTCTATATCGTGGATTGGAAGACCGGCCGCGGCGAGGCCGATCCCTTCCAGGTTGCCCTCTATGCCCATCTGATTCCCAAGCTCATCCCAGATATGGTGACGAGGGCCAATCGGATCAACCGCGTGTCCTGCATTTTCGGCGAAATCGCCAAGGGCCGCATGAGCGTCGTCGGAGAGTTTGACATCGCCGCGGACCCGACCCCCATGCACCAAAAGATTGTCGCCAAGATTGAGGAGGTCAACGCCTGGAAGGAGTTCCCCGCGATCGCGTGCGATCAGTGCAAGTGGTGTCGCGTCCCCGGGTGCCCCGTTCGGGACGGGAAAACGACCGCCCTAGTTGAGCACAAGGCCTCTCCCGTCTCTCAGATCCCCAAGGAGATATTCTTTATCCAGGAGGCCGAGCAAGCCCTGTTGTTCATTCAATTCGCGGGGGGCGTGGTCGACCAGGTCAAGGATCTCCTGCGCGACTGGGTGGAGAAAAACGGACCCGTGGCTGCCGGAGGGAAGCGTGCCGAGCTGCGCGCGAACAACTCGTGGACGGCCGGCGACGTCGAGCGGATACTGAAAGTCCTCGTCGCTTACGGGGTCCCGAAGTCGGACGCCCTGGGCGCGCTGTCGCTCTCGGAGGCCGCGCTCGAGAAACTCCTGAAGAAATTCAAAATGCCCAATCGCCTGCCAATGCTGCTGTCCCTGGGTGAGCGCAAGACCTACAAGCCAAAATTCGGCCTCTACAACGCCAAGGAAGACGATTATTGATCCATCCCCCCGGAGACGATTGCCAGTTGGCAGTCCGGTAACTGGGTTGCCGCCTGGATGAAATCTCACGATTGCGTGTGGAAAACCCTCTCGTGCGCCGCGTACAGGTTCGGAAAACGGACCGGCCCGGCGTGCGGGATAAACAGGGATTGGAGGCAGTGTCCACGATGTCAGAATGTCGCATAGTCCCAATAGCAGACGAAGACCTTCCCGGCGCGGTTGTCATGGCCTCGTGCGTCACGCAGCTGCAGCTCGCGGTGGAGGAGGTGAAGGACCTCGTTGACCAGGCTAATCGACTCCTGGACGAACAGGTGCAAATCCTCAAAGTGTACGCCGACCTGTACATGGAGCTCACGGACAAGACCGCCGAGCGCTCCTGGATCAGCGAACGAATCGACCGGGCCGAGCGCGAGCGGGCGCGTCTGCGTCTGCCTATCTGGTTTTGGCGCCCTCCGGACCACGGGAAGAAACTGCAGGCCGCGCTCGTGGTGCGTGCAACTCAGTTGCATGAGGACGGGTATCTCGAGGATGACATCTTCGATCTCCTCAAGGAGTACGTGGCTCACCTCGGGTTGCCTGCTCTGCCCGATCGGCAGGTTGCATCGATTGTGAAATTCACGCGCAGGACGTCCGCTGGAGCTACTCGCGATGCCAATGCCGAAGGAAGAAAAGCCGAAGCGTGAGCGCAAAAAAAGACCCTCGGACGGGTCGAATGTTTGCGCGATGCGGCCGACGGTCCAGGTTGTTGGGGGCGAACTCCCGCGCATTATCGACCAACTCCTTGAGGTTATGCGCTCTGACGGGGCGGTCTACGACCGGGCGGGCGAACTCATCAGGATAGCGGAGGGGCGGATCTATCACGTCAAGGCCGAATGGCTTGTGAACTACCTCTCCGCCCTTGTGGATTTCGTGAAATGGGACGGCCGCTCCGAAGATTGGCGGTCTATCAACTGCCCACCGGACATCGCCAAGACGGTTATGGCCATGGACGGTTTATGGCGGTTTCCTCTCCTGGACGGGGTGGTGATGACGCCCACCGTCACTCCGGGCGGGAGGGTAATTGACTCTGCAGGGTATGACCGAGATTCCCGCTTGTTTCTGCACATGGACAACGGATTCCGGATGGATGACATCCCGGAGCCCCCAACCATCGAGGACGCGGCGCAGGCCGTCGAGGATCTGTGGTATCCGTTCAAGGAATTTCCTTTCGGCGGGGCAACGGATCGCGGAGGATACTTGGCCGCGCTGCTCACCGTTATCACTCGGCCGCTCTTGCCGTCGGCCCCCGGTTTTCTGATTTCGTCCCCAACCGCCGGGAGCGGGAAGACGTTGCTCGCTAAATGTCTCTCCGCCTTGGCAAACCAGCCCATCGAGGTCCTTCCCAAGGTGGACGACGACGAGGAAATGCGCAAGCGACTCGTTTCACTATCGCGGATCTGCGCGGCGATCATTTGCCTCGACAACATCTCCGGGTTGTTCAAAAGCGACTCCTTGTGTGCCTTCCTGACAAGCGAACGTCTAACAGACCGAGTCCTCGGGGCCTCGGAGATGATCTCAACAAGGACGTCAAGCACCATCATCGCGACCGGAAACAACCCCATTGTCGAGGGTGATCTCAATCGGAGGCTCATCCGAATCAAGATCGATCCCGGCATTGAAAAACCATTCAACCGGCAGTTCGAGATAAACCCACTCACGCATGTGACCAGCAACCTTATGCCCCTCGTTCGCTCTGCCATCATCATTTTAAAGGCCTCCATCGCGAGCGGGTTCACCCACCAGGCCGGCGGCTTCGCCTCGTTCGAATCGTGGGAGTTCATCCGTAACGCGGTGATCTGGGTCGGGGAAAACGGGTGGCTCGACGTCCAGGATCCGGTCGGATCGATTGATGCCGGATACGAACGGGATCCGGAGACAAACCGGCTCGGGACTCTTCTGAGTGTGTGGGCAGAGTATTACGGACCATCTGGCGCGCCGGTGAGTAAAGCAATCCGCGAAGCGACGAGTGATAAGAACGGTGATTTGTACGCGATTTTAGATGAGGTTGCCGGGGAGCGTGGAGTTATCAACCCGAGACGGCTTTCAAGGTGGATCGATAGGCATGAGGGAAGAATCATTGATAATTTGAGATTTTCATGTGTCGATTCGACCGGGAGGGCGAAGACCTGGGCCGCCGATTTGAACGTGCAGAAAGCGCAGAAAGTACAAATGCCCCCCCGTCCATACGGAAACTGTCAGAATGACACTTTACATATAAGGGGGAATGGAACCCTACTTTCTGCTGTATCTGCACATTGTTCATCCTGTATCTGGTTCAACGAAAGTACCATAAATCCGCGCGGGACGGGAGTTTGCAAGGGTAGGCCCTTTGATGGGCGGTTTTCTAAGCTCCCAACGGACGGCAAGGATTGTCCTCATTTTGAGCGCGAAAGGGCGAATTGAGTGTCAAAACATCACACCATAAAAGGAGCTGGAACGTGAAGATCAACGCCTGGAGGTGCATCGACTGCGGTTGCTGGTGGATTCGGATCACGACGCGCAGATTCCACAGAATTTGGCACGTGGGCCGTTATCGGGATTGTCTTCCTTTCTGAGGAGTGAGGTTATGGCTAAGTGCAAACAGTGCGGGAGCGAGCTTTCGGAGTGCAACCGAACCGGGAAATGTCATCGGCATTCCGTCCCGCCGGACGCGCGCGGAGATTGGGAGCCTCAACTCCACCATGGGCTGAAGGCCGGTGAGAAGAGAGAGATGAGCATTCAGGACGAAGCCCCTTTGCTGCTCGGCAAATCCGGCGGGATCTGTTCTCCCGGGAAAAACCCGATGCACATCAGGGGAGCGCGGGGCTGATGGCTGCGAAGGGGCAACGAACGATGATCGTTGTGGACACGCGGGAGCAGCACCCGTTCCCGTTCGCGCGCTACCTGGCGGACGTGGTCGTCGGGACCTTGCCGACCGGTGATTACAGCCTTCCGGGGTTCGAGGACCGCGTGGCTATCGAGCGCAAGAGCCTGGACGACCTGGTGGGGTGCCTCAAGGGTGACCAGCGCGACCGGTTCGAGCGGGAGCTGGCGCGCGGCAGGACCTACGAGCTGTTCGCCGTCGTTATTGAGGGAAGCTTTCAGGACCTGCGCCTCGGCCGGTACCGGAGTGAGATCAAGAGCGAGAGCGTCTTGCAGTCCATTGCCGCGTACCAGGTGAGGTATCAGGTGCCGTTTTATTGCTGCGGCACGCGCGCCCTGGCGGAGTACTGGACGTTCTCACTGCTGGCTAAGTACGCGGATGAGGTGCGGATCCGCATGAGGCACCTGGACAGAGGGCAGCCGATCGCGGTTTGACGCCGCGCGGGTTGGAAAGGAGAAGCATGAAGAACTGGGTTGAAATCACTGTCTCGTTGGACCACGAGCGCAAGCAGGAGACCGTGCGCGCTGAGCTCCCGGACCTTTCGGATTACTCGGGGAAGATGAGCGTGTTCGGAGTGGTTCAGCCAAGGCTGTACGATCTCTGCGAGCGTGTTTCCGGCAGGATCTCGAGGAAGCCTGCCGTGCTGGGTCGCTACCAACCGAGCGATCAGGAAGATGACGGAGGCATCAACCTACCGGTTTACGGGGATCCCGGGGCGCTCTCGTTCGTTGAAGGAGGAGAGTAACCCCTCATGTTGCTCCCTTGTCCTTTCTGCGGGTCAACCAGGCTGTCCGGTCCGTTCACCGACCAGCTTTATGTCGAGTGCCTGGATTGCCGTTGTCTGGGACCGGACGTGGTAGCGACCGAGCGCGATTATGTCCCGGTCCATTGGGATGAGCGCGAGGGATTGATCTTGGAAGCATGGAACGCGAGGAGTTCGAAATAATTTTCTGGACATTCAGGAAGTTATTCTCCAACATGACTCCGAACTCTTATCGATGGGTGTCATGAGAAGCAAATCAAAACAGCCGAGCTAAGCCACGGGATCATCCCCGTGGCTTTTCTATTTCATGGAGGGTCGGCATGTCGCAACGCTTCGTTCCTGAACTTTTCAACACTGTGGACAACGCAACTCTCGACGAGCGGCGCACCGCAGCGGATAGGCGGCGCTCGGTAGGCAGGAGGCAAGACGATATGGAGAGGTGCGCCGTCCACGACGAGGCGATGAAGCGGAGAGATGAGCGGTGCGAGGAGCGTAAGCAGCAGCACGATAGGGATCTCGAATCCCAAGGCAAGATCAACGAGACGGTTTTCAAGAAGATCGACGGGATTTCGACCAAGCTCAACTGGATTCTCGGCGCGGCTTTTATCTTGTGGCCGATGGTCCAGGTGCTGATTCAATTCATGCTCAAGAAGTGATGGGAGGTTTCCATGTTCGCGAACCGTGTTCGTTCCAGCGGTGCTGCATCTTCTGGTCGTTCTGCACTGGCGATTGCTGCGATGGCTGTTGTCCTCCTGACCGCCCTGGGCGGGTGCATGACTGTCACCATCCAGGACAGCATCATCATCGGGTCCACGGTGACCATGGACAAGCCGATCCGGGCCGGGATCAGCACCACGGGTGAGGCGATCGGTGAAGCACTCAAGGCTGCCGGCTACGGGAACCCGATCGACATCGAGGCCATCAAGACGGCCGTCGAGGAGTACCGAAAGATCAGGGCAACGAGGAAGGGGAAATGATGAAAAAAACGACCTTGATTTTGCTGCTGGCTCTGGCCTGCATCCATCCGTTCAACTGGCACAAGCGGATTTTCCCCAAAGGATTTGGATACGCAGCTCACGCGGCGCCATTCCTGGTGTGTGACCCGCAGCCCGGCCAAGGAGTTCAGTGGTACGTGGTCACAGGGCTTCCCTCCCAGGTGGACGGGTCTCACGTGGCAGTTGATGCCTCAGGGACCTACGGGTTCAAGCTGGACCTTGGGCTTACTCCTCCGGGCGGGCCGTACACGGTCAAGGCTAAGGCGTGCAAGGCCGACACGACATGGGGAGAGGTGTGCAGCGCAGACTCGCTCCCTTTCGCGTTCAGCAGACCGTCAGCGTTTCCAGCACCGGCAAACGCGCGACTATCACAATAACGATCAGGTGACCCATGTCTACGGCAATACTCGCCCCCAAGCGCAAGGAGATGTTCCTCGATGAGTTCCGGAAGCACGGGAACGTGTCTCAGGCGTGCAGGGCAACCGACGTTCCACGCCGGATTGCTTACCGCTGGAAAGAGGAGGACGAGGAATTCGCAGTCGAGTGGGAAGAGGCTAAGAATGACGCCGGCGATGCCCTTGAACAGGAGGCCCGGCGCCGGGCCGTGGACGGGATAGCGAAGCCGATTTGGTACAAAGGGGAGTATGTCGGGTCGGTACATGAGTTCTCGGACACGCTCCTCATCTTCCTGCTGAAGGGCGCCAAGCCGCACAAGTATGCGGACCGGTTCCAGGGGGAACTTACGGGAGGGATGAACCTCCAGATCAACTACCACCTCCCGGAAGGGGCGGTCAATCCGCCGGAAAAGAAGGAATAAATGGCCGACAATGTTTCGATTACAGCAGGATCCGGGACGAGCATCGCAACCGATGACGTGAGCGGGACCCATTACCAGGTGGTCAAGCAGGCGGTC